TCACGCTGTGGTGAACAATTCCTTTTGAGTGGACTTCTTCGACTTCTTGGAAGGAGAAGTGATGTCATCGCAGATGGCGACACGTAAGCCGGCACGGATGAGCTTTGGGAGGTACGTGTCCAAAGCGTGGTGTGGGAAGCCAGCTATTGTGACATTGTCCTCTGAATTGTGAATTTCAGTGAGGCAAAGGACCTCTGCAGCCTTTATAGCATCCTCTTCGTAGCATTCGTAGAAATCACCGCAGCGGAACAAGAGAACTGCATCTGGATGTTTCTTTTTCAAATCGCAGAACTGCTTGAACATAGGCGAATCAGAAACTGGGTGCTCCTGTTCTGGAGCTTCCTCCGACTTCTCTTCGGAAGGCTCGACCTGTTCTGCACCTGCTTCAGTGGCCACCTCCTGAGCTACCTCCGTAGCCTCCTCGGCGACCTGTGCCTTCTGGGCAACCTCCTTCGCTTGCTGATAATCGAGCGAGAGGGCTGCAAGCTGTACATCATTGATTTGGAGATTTAACTTCTTGGAAAGGAGGAAGCAGTAACGAATTGCCTTTAGCGTGTTCGTGAAATTCATCTTACACTGGAGCCTGCCCTCCATGCCTTCAACAAACACCTGCCAGCCCTGCTGACCATTCTTGAACTCTTTCTTCACTGCTGAAATCTGAACATTTGCTTTCATTGTCTTGTAATTTTGAAGGTGAAACATAAATCATATTTATTTTTTACGAACAATACGCAGCGACAGGGCTATGGCTCTGTTGTCAAGGGAGGATGTCCGGGTATTTTTCACAGAAAGTGGCAGCTCCGACGCCGAAGGGAATCATCTTTCTTTGCAAAATAACTGGAGGCCCTTGCCCGTAGGGCGAAGATGCTTGCGCTCGGAAATATGCAAACGAGTTTGCTATTCCGTTCGCTTAAAAGCATCTTTGATTGGAGCCTCCGAGCTAACTTTGTGAAGGAAAAAGTAAATGATGTTGGGAGCCTAAAATGAGACAATGAGAGAAAACGGACGTTCGGATTAGTGAAGACAGAGTGAATGGTAAAGGGCCTGAGAGAGACGCGAAGCCTAAAGCTTCACCTACGGAGTAGTGGCTTATTGGGGTGACTCCTGTGTCACCTGTTTGGCATCGCGATTCTCGTCCAGGGTGGTAAGTTGGATGAATGGGCATTCAGGATAGGCCTTATCCCAGTGATTGAATTTCATGATGATACGATGCACGGTAAAGAGCAAATCGTGATACGGCTTTTGAAGCGCCTGAGCAATGGTATATAACTCCCGCTTGTCAGAGCCGCTGTTGTTAGACTGCGACTTGCCCGGCACAGAGCCGACGAGGTTGGAGTGAACGCGCATGGTAAAGCAGAACATGTTCACAGCCTCCTGAATGTCGGTGGACCAATCGCCGCCCTCCTTGTCCTCATCGATGCGATTGATAACAACATCGTGCTGTTCCTCTCCGGTGGGTGAAACATAGAATGTGGAGAAGAGAGCCTTTCCGCTGTTCTCGGCCCCTGTAAGGAAATCGATGATGAGCTGCTTCTCTTTGACTATGCGCTCCTGCTGCTTCTTCGGGCTAGTGATGCGCTCCCGTTTGAAGATGCCCTCCCAGTATCGCTGTGACACCTCGATGTGGTATTTCAGCGGAGCCGAGTTCTTCAGTTTCGCTTCCTTAGCGAGACCAATAAGCTGCTTGATGTTGTACCACTTACCTTTGAAGAGAGCTGCATAGTAAGGGATTGGGTAATACGTGCTGTCAGGTGTAGGTACACGACAGGCAACGGCATATTTCCGCGGAGCGTTCTTCTTTGCCATACGCTCCTGCAAGTCACCCCAAGGGTTGTCCATCGACAGCAGAGGAATCTTCTCTACGTCGTTGATGGAGGCAATCGACTTCTTCCAGTTCGCATACAGGACGTACTCAATACGTCCGTTTTTGTTCGCTGGTGAGAAGCGACAATAGATAACCTCTTTGCGATAAAGCTGCACGATGCGCTTACCCTCGTTGTCGAGGATTATCACCGAAACACACCACCCGAAATGCTTGAAGTCCTGGCATACTCCGAGGAAGTAATTCGGTAGTGAATTCGCGAGCAAATAGTCTTCAATCTCTGCTTTAACTGATGCGGTACAATTCTCTGAATTATAACAAAGTCCGCTTCCGTAGCAAACCTCCGCGTTAAACATCTGACAGGTAGATAAAGTCTCGTCTTTCTCTATCATGTCAAGGATGTGATACGGCATGAGATTATCCCCACCCCACGGCATGTATTTCGTGCCGTCGGTGAGGGTAACGGGATTGATATCCACATCCTCTTTGAAGACTTTTGCGGAGTCCGCGGTGAATGCCACGCTGCCCCTTGCATTGGGCAGTTGCTCCACGGATGAGAAGTAAATCGGTTCGGTGTATTCCTTAGTGTTTTTCATGTGTCTTTTGGTGTTTGGTATTAGAATTGTAACTTTGTGATGTCAGGTGTGGGGCGCATTGCCCTCGCTGTAGTCAATGAAGGGGCTTTCCTCTCATTCTTTAGGAGCCGGGCTTTTGCTCGCTCCTGAATTTTATATAGAGTATGACAGCCTGTAGGATTCATTCTCCAATTCCTCTGCCTCCACACTGAGGTTCACGTAGAACTCTGCAATGTTCGTGACACACTTGGAGAAATCCAGAGAGGTGTCACCGGAAGCATTGAGCGGTGGCCCGAATATGATTCCGAATCGGAAGCGGTGGTTGTGTTTGATAAGATACTGCTTACTCCCGAAGCACACCTTGAAGCCCTTGAACTGCAGGGACTCGTTGGCACCAGAATAGACGGCTCTGACTCTTTTGAAGAGATAGTCTATTTGTTCAGCGTATCGCCAGTCAGGATTGCGATCTGTACCGAAGTTCCAGCCGAACTGCACCGTCCCCACCAAGTCCATCTTGATATGGTTTCCGTCACCGAAAAGGTGCCATCCCCTGCATCGAGGGCCATGCCAACGGCGAGTGTGGTCATTCCTGTCGCGCTGGTGTTGTCGCTTCATAGACCAACGAAGGAGGTAAGGAACGTAACCCTTCAGGATAAGGTCAGCCGGCCATTTCACTTTCAGGCTGTTGCCGCTGCTATCACATTCTATGTGGTAGAACGGGTTTGTGCATTGACTCGTTGTTGTGCCGGAAGAACTTTCTGATGTAGTGCCCGATGAAGAGCTTGACGTATCGATGTTCCCTATGACGTTCACAATCTTCTGGAGCAGATTGCCCAGGGTGTCAGGAGAAACCGTGTTCTGGCGTGACTCAGCGCGGAATGCGGTTATGAGGTTAGTGAGGTTAGATATATCCATAACTTTGAAAGTTTTTGCAAAGTTATGGATACAGAGTTGAGGGGGAAAAGACAGATATTATTTGTGGGGTTGAAAATAATTTGTACCTTTGCGTGTGATGAACTGATATAATATGGAAAAGAAATTATCACCTGATGCCGTAAAGATGCTCTTTTGTATAGAAGAGTATTTTAACAATGCTTTTGAGAGCAAAAAATATTCATCATTGTTCATTCGTGAATTTAGTCGTTTATTTAAAAATGATTCTGCGGTTCCATGTTCTATATTAGGTAGTAATGATGCCTATATTATAAGGTTGGGTATAATAGATAGTAATAATTTAGAAAAAAATATAGAGCTGATTGAGAATAAAGTTAATAAGGAAATCAAGGAAAAAAATAAATACGTTAGATGGTTTGAAACTCTTATACCAATTTTTGAAAATGAAAAATCAGAAGGAATATTAGAAAATGAATTTGTATCAGAGTTTAATTTAATTTTAAAGGATGTTCTTAGATGGCAAGGAATAGATGAATTTTCGTCAGTATTATTATTTCAATTTTTAAAAGGATTAAAGGGTGATGCAGATTTAGATTATCCATATGTAAAGGAAAAAATACAAAATAGAATAAAAACGCGAAACGAGCATAATGAATATAGAACACTATATAATCAATTCTGTGAATGGATAGAATTACCATCAACTTTAAATAAGTATGGTGCTCGACGGGTAGAAGCCATGAAACAGAAGCTTGCATTAAGAGGTCAGGATTGGTTTGGCTTAGGAGGATTTAAGGATATAGAAACAGCTAAGAAAATTATTTCTGAAGTTTTTTATCCTGACCAGGAGCAATATTACAGACAACTAGAGCATTGGGCAAAAAGTGAAATTAAAGATGTAGATTGCTCAAGGTGGATAAGCTATTATTTATGGAAAGGAAGAATCTTACCTGTTCGCTTAGTTAATGTACTGAGATATAAAGATGATGTTGAAAAAGGGAAGAATTATCTGCTTTCAAAGTATGAAGAAAAAATAATAGCCGATAAGAAGAAAAATCAAGATAGAGAAAATCGAAATCGTTCATTTGACGAAAATTTGAATTTATTTCAAGACAATAATCATAATAATTATATTGAATATAATGGTGATTATTCTGGAACTTATGCTCATGATGTGATGGGATATACGGATGATGAAATCGATACTATATTTGAAGGTGATCCTGATGCTTATTGGAACATTGACTAAATTTGTGGAAAAGTTTTTACAACAGTTGGGTTTATTAATACGAAAGCAGTATTGAAATAACTTTAAAAATAATAGTAAATTTTAAGGAAATTTAAGCTGTAATTTCATTACAATTCTGGTTAACTGATATATCTTTGTATCATTAATTTAAAATAACGAATTTAACAAAAACTTAATGATATGAAGATGATTATTACAAATTTTCCTCTTTGTTATGATTGTATAAACAAGGAGAAAATTGAAGGTCTGAAAGATGACGAGTTTTATTGTAGTTTTGTTTCTGATTTTCTTCCTAAAGGTATTGTTGCTATCGATACTGATGCCACAAAATGTGTAGAAAAAGGTTGGTATAAAAGTATTAAAGAAGAATTAGAAAAGAAATTAAAGAACACGGCCTTTTCTAATGATTGCGGCTGAATTTCTTTGAGTCAAGAGCGTCAGCGATGATGCCTTGGAACTGGCGGCCTAGGGAGTCAGCCATGAATTCCTTGATATTCATAACGGACATATAGTATTTGCGCGAGAACCATGGACGGGGCTTGCGCTTTCTGTCGCGCCCTATGTCCCCGCTGTTGCCGCGAGGAATTTCCGCACCTGTGCCGTAGTCCTGCCACAGACCATATTCGAGGAAGGACTGCGAAAGGTGTACTTCAGAAACCTTGCCGTCGGCATCAGCGCGTAGTGCTATTGGCGAATGCAGCAACAAGCCAGTATCAATGACACCAAGTAGGGTGATTTGCTCCTGCCAGATTTTAATCATGGTGTCATTGAAGGCCTGAACGTATTTGGCACGTTCTTCTATGACCTTGGATTCAGTTATTTTTTCCATACTGCAAATGAATAGAAAAAATGAAGATGCAGAAAAGACGATTGAATTTGAAGAAATTTTATAAATAGAGCTTTAATTAATTTGTGATAATCGTAAAAGAAAAATTGAGGACATTCAATCTTAGGGATTGTTCTGATTTTTTTTGATGCGAAATATAGTGTAAATAATTGTAGCATAAGAAGAATTATATCTAATCTTATGCTACCGTCTATCTAAGGTTTTTAAAAAAGCCTTTATTAAATTAATGTTTGTAAAAACGTTCTTGTTCTAATTCCATTGAATATTTTTCTACAACTTCTATTCCTGATGGTTTTTCCCACTTAGTCATCCCCTCCATTATGTGATAAAATTTTTCACCAATATCATCGGGCAATAAGATTTCTTTATATTTTCTTCCATCCTCATCCCCATTACGTTTATAAATAACTTCACAAATGACGACTCCTGATGTAGCTGTATCGGCTTCGGGTCCATCGCAATGTAATATGAACTTTGTAACCTTTGGTGGCCTTACCCATTTTTCTACTTTATTAGAGTAAGTTTTCCCATTTAATTCAAGAACCTTAGGTTCCGGGAAAGTTCTCTTTGCCTTAAAACCTTCAGGAACAATGTAAACTGCAGAAATTGAGTTAGGTTTTTGGGCCAACATCTTACTATTTTGTAATAAATATGCCGTAACGACATCCTTTATACAGACGAGCGTGTATTTTTTTCCACTTATTGTAAAATCCTGGTAGTATTGTATTTTTTCATCAACTTTAAAAATGTCCCTTAAATCAGGCCTTGTATTTTGTTGTGCATACATGTACCCACTATTACAAATGAAAAATAGTAGGCTTATAATAGTAAAGAAGAATCTTGTTTTCATAATTATAGTATTATATTATTGGTTAATAAGAGATTTCATTTTTGCAGAATTATAGAAATTTATCGTTGCAAATATATAAAATAGAATTGAAAATAGATGTAAAGAAAATGAAATTTAACCATTCTCCCCCCCAAAAAAATTAGGCTCGTTCCTCGATGGCTCGTTCCTCGATGGCTTGTTGCTCGGTCATGATGGTAGTTGAAATTATAATGCGAGGACAAAAGCCTCATTTACGGAGAATACTTATAATTTGGAATTACCAAAGACTGGTGCCAGAGACAGTGAAGGAGCCGTCGGATGCGATGTGCAGTTCACAAGAGCCAGCCTTCGCGTGCAGGGAAATATAGTTCTGTTTGACGCAGGATGCGCAGAACAGCACTTTGTTTCCAGAAGCATAGTTCACGCGAATGGCAACGGGTATGGGGTCGATGTCAGCATTGGCAGCCCATACTTTTTCCCAATTCTCATTATTAACGAAGGCGTGTTTGTTCTCATAAACATTCACGTCGAGAATTGTGAACTGAAGAGCGGTGGCAGCATCCAGTATATTGCTGAGTAGCGTGCCGAGAGAATCCGGTGTGATACTCCCTTTGGTCTGAAGTTTTTTGAAGTTCTCGATTTGCGATTTAAGTTCTTGTATGTTCATGGTCAAATAAATTGATAAGTGAAACATTCATTGAAGATACGGTCCGACATCACATCCTCGTTCCATTCCGAGATATTGAAGCGGAGGTCCGTATATACATCCGTGGCAACTTGGAAGTATGTACAGGCACAGCCGGAAGCGAAATATTGAGGTATCTCATTGAAGGAGATGCGTGGATCCAGGTATATGTGCTCCCGTTCTATTCGGGTGCGCTCCTGAATGAGAACCGACATGAACTGACGGAAGAGTTCTCGCATGATGTCCATACACTCCTGCCGTGCTTGCATGTTTTCAAGCTGGTGGCGCATGGCTATGAAGACCGTCTTCACTCGGCGAGTGTGCGGTGTGTTGTTCAGCTCCGTATAGCCCTGAGCGATGTCAGAGATAGCGACAAAGGCCGTGACATTCTGGAGGGTATGGATAACTTCCTCCAAGCCTTCGAGGCCTGACACGCGGAGAAAGGCAAAGTGCTTCTCCTGAGCCAGTTTGTTCGAAGCGGTCATTCGCTCGAAGAAAGCTGTGGAATTCCAGTTGTAATTTGGGTCGCTCATAATTGAAAATTGAAAATTGAAGATTAAAAATTATGAAGCATCCTGCTCTGTCTCTAGGATTTCGTAATCGTCAAAGGAAGGGTCAAGGATATCCGGGTCTTCATACTCGATATCGTCGATGTCGATGGACTCGGCACGGTACTTGTCGAGGAGGGCCTTTATCTTCTGGTCGATGTTCGGGATGGGACGGATACCCAGCACTGACGGGTCATCGGTTGCCGTGAACGGTTGGACTACAATCATGTCGTAAGGCACAGATTGTTCATCCTCCACGTTCACGTTATTGAACTTCGCATAAGAAGTGGCTGCCCGTTCCATCGTCTTCGTGTCCTTGCGTTTCTTCGCCATCTGGTATGTCTCGAGAATCATCTCGTTATACTTCCATCGATGGTAGTCACGAGATGCCTGTGTAATATGCGGCAGTACCGACTTGATAATCTTTAGGTCGTCGTAGGCCAGCGTCTTGCTGATGGCGTAGCGACTGATGGCTTCATCCACGAACTCCTTGTCTTTACAGTCGGGGTTAGAAATAACCCAGTTGTAAAGAGCTCGTAGCCGGAGTACACGCTCCACAGAAGCCGCAGGGAGGTCTTTGCGGAGCTCGTCTTCGGGGGTGAAGAAGTCGGTAGTGACAATGTCGGTGACGGAAGGGAAGGGCATGGAACGAATTATGAATTAAGAGTTAAGAATTAAGAATTGGAATGGTAAGCGGAATACTGACTTCGTCGATAATTGGCTGCACCTCGGCAATCAAGCCTTTCGGCTGCAATCAGCGCCGCAAAACCATATTCAAGTAAACTTGTATGCTTTTGTGACTCTGTTTGCATTGCATTTGCAATTTTGATTACTCTCGGTTTGCACAATCATTCATCGTCCTCCATGTCGAGGAGATTGCGGCGGGCGTTCTCGATGGCGAGGGGTGAGCCCACCTGAGCCAAGAGCATTTCCTGGTTGTGAAGCTTGACGCGAGAAGCAGCTTTACCAAGGTGATACGCCTTCGAGACTTCCGTTTTTGAGTTACGTATCTCGTCGCGTAGCACCTCTGCAGGGATAGACATGAGGATTGCCATTTCAGAAATAGGCAGATAGATGGAGGCCCATTTCTCGATGTTTTCTAATTGTTCTTTGGAGAAGGTCATGACGTTGTAAATTGAAGATTGAAGATTGAAGATTGAAAATTATTGTTCTTTTGATTGAATTGTTTGGGTGATGATGGTAGAGAGAGGAACGGAGCGCCATTTGATGAGATGCTGTACTTCCGCGAGGAACTTATCGAACACCGACGGTTCGGTAGTGATGATGTAGGCCTCGTTACGGTTGCCTCGCGTCAAGTTTTGAGAAGTGATAATGCTCACCTTATCACCGGCTTCCGACTTGACGAGCAGCACCTTCGAGTGGTTGTCCGCGAGATGGGTGGTTGTAATCACCTGTTCTATGAAGCGCCACAGGTGCAGCGTCTTATTCGTGGCCTTGAAATCCAGAACCAGGTGAATAGCCGTAGCCTGGCCGTCGCGAGTGATGAAGTACAGTCGGCGCAGGAACTCCTCAGAGATTGAGAAGGAAGTCTGCCAAACTTCCGCCTCTCCCACCTGCTGCAGTACCCATTCGAGAATATCCGCAATCTGCACCTCGTTAGTGAGAGCAGATTGTACTGGAGCCTGATTGAGAGGCTGAAAGATGTTGGATATGGAGGTAGTTCGTTTCATGCTGCAAAAGTAATTAGGATAGAATGAATGAGAAAAGACATATACCAATGCATTTTGCAAAAAAAAGCAACATGTCTTGTTTTGTATTGAAGAAATAGATACCTTTGCAGCATGTATAATCATTTATCTAATATTATGAAAAAGATTTTAATAACTCTATGT